TATTTCTAATTTGTTGAATACCACCAGACAAGCCACCAATTAAGATGCTCTCTAAACCTTCTTTAGTAGAGATGGCATCATCTACACCCTTACCAAGTACGTTACCCATAGTACCACTTAGAGCAGTCAAGAAGTCTTGTGTACCTTGTCTGTTTCTAAAAGCTCTATTGAAATAATCATTTGTACCTACTTGGATGGCAAACTGTGCACCTTCTTCAAATGCTTCTGTAGGAGCAAAGAATAGTTTAGAAACATCCTTTGATCTTTGTAACACTTTTCCAAACTTAGTAGAGGGAACCACTTCTGTAAAAGCAGCACCTTGTCCTTTCTTTTCAATCTGATTAAGTAACAACTTATCAGCTCTGTTAGAAGAACCTAATATCTTTGGAAGTTGAATATAGTTTGTACCAGTTAATAATAAAGTATTCATTCCCCAAGTGAAGTTACCAACGCTACTTACGTAGTCATCAAGTTCTTCTAGGTCAGCACCTGTAGGATTCTTACCATATTTTTGAACATATTGTTCTATTGCCTTTTGTCTGAAATCATTTGCATTCTGTAAAGCCTCTAATGAAGCTTCACCAAATGTACCCATTGTAGAAGCAACAATTCTTTCAGGATCATTTAATAACTTACCTATAGGAGTCTTTAAATATTTCTGTGCTACAGAATTAAGAGCACCATCAAATGCAGCAAATTGATTTACTTTAGGAACAGCTTGCATTGCTCCCTCTGCAGCAGTAACAGCTTCTAATCCATATCCAGCTCTAACCAATGCATTTGTTGTACCTAGTGTTTTTAATAGTTTAGCCCAAGCTACACCACCACCTAATGCACCCACTGTATAACCTAAGTTCTTCATCAGTTTATCTGAGAAGAAGTTAGCAGTCCATATATTATCAGGAGACCACCAATCAGCATCTCTTTCTTTTGTTGTATAATAGTTAGGAGCAGTATCTTCCAATCCTTGAATAAATGTCTTATCCATGTTTCTAGTCAAATCATTATTATAAAGACTAGAAAACTTTCCATCTTTTATAGCAGATCCAACACCATAAACAAGACCAGCTGTACCAGAAACAAGAGAAGCAGTTGCAGTGCCAAAAAACTTAATAGCACCATTCTTCCATCTATCTGCTGAAGATTGTTGTTGAGCATATGCTTCCTCAAGATTCTCACCAGGTCTAACAGCAGCATATCTTTCACCAACGTATAGGTTAGCTGTAGGAATAGCTTCCACACCTGTTGGTTTAGCAGTGCTTAATCCTTGTGTATACAAGTCAGTTATAGAAGGAGCAGGACCTTTAGATTGTCTAATGTCTGTATTAACTACAGGTGTCTTTGGAAAACCTTCAATTGTACCCCCTAAATTTACTATTTTATCTGGCATTATTGTTCAGTTAAAAGTGCTTCAATCCACTGTGCGTTTACGTTATTTGTTAAGTTCTGAAGAACTGCTTGTAAGTTTGGACTACCAGGCATTGTCATTACCTTTGATCTTCTACCATCACTTCCAAATATGTTTGAATAATATAAACCATTTTTATATACAATATTAGCTGCAGCATCATATCCACTTCCTTTCAAGTTAATAAAGTCAGGTGTCTTAAGATAACTATCTCCTTGTATGTATGTTGATTTTTCCTTAGGGTCACCTTTAGAAGTTTGGTCACCATTTGCATTTAAATAAGTTCTAACATTGGTAACTTCTTTTGGTTCGTATAATGTAGAAGGATTAACACCAAGTCCTCTAGCTTCATCATCTGCTATAATCATACCTCCTAATCTCTTATTATCATCTCCACCATATGCTACAACTTCAACTAAAGGTTTACTTCCAGGACCTGTAATAACTTGTGCTTCAAAAGTAACATCTTTTTTACCAACATTAGAAGCAAAGCTTTTAAAGTCAGGAGAAATATTCTTTCCTGAAGTATTATAATTACCAGCAAATCTTGTTAATTTATCTACCATCACCTTATCATCTCCAGCATCTCCACTTAATAATCCAGCTTTTAAGTTTGGTTGAACATTATAAAATCCTTTTACAACATTTGCTTTTGTCTTTAATATATCAGCATAGTCATCTCCTAACTTATCATATATCTTATTTACTTGAGACAAGTCTATTCCTGGGAATGCACCTCTTCCTGGAAGAGGGATACCTTTACCAATTGAATTGATTGCAAGGTTTCCTATAGCTTTAGCAGATCTTATAGTATTTGTTATTGGACCAGCATCTTCTCCATATTGTAATAGTGCAAGATCAAGTAATTCTTTTTTACCTTTTGCATCCATTCTAGCCTCAGCCTTTCTAGCTTGATCTCTTGCTCCTTTATCATTTAAAAAACCAACAGAAGATGCATTACCTTTTAAGTATAGTGCTATATCATAAAAATCATCTGGAGTTAATACAACTGCTTTACCATCAACTAATCCTCCAACAGACTTTATACCTTCTGTTATCTTTGCTTTGTTTACATCTTTACCTAATATATTTCCTGTCACTTCATCTACCTTTCTTTTGACAGTATTTAACATATCAAAGTTTCTTTTTGAAGCACTGTATAAATAATAAGCATCTTGAACATCAGGGTTGTTTCTTTTTTCTTGAGCAGTCATAGTGTTCATAGCTACTGTAGATTTATCACCCCATCTAGCTCTAAAGTTTTCTGGAGTTTCTTTATTCTGAGCTGCTGTACTATCAAGTAAGTTTTTAATAGCTTGATCTCTACTAGTACCTTGTGCCATCATTCTATCAAGCTTAGCTTGATTTCCAGGAACTTTAGAAATAGCAGCACTCCAAATAAAGTTATCTGCAGAATTAGTATAGTTATCTGCAGCACTTGCATAATCTGATTCAAAATTAGAAATTAAATCAACATTACCTGGCATATCAGCTTGTTCAAAACCACTACCTGCTCCAAAATCATCAGGTATACCATCACCATTAGTATCAATACCTTTACCTTTAGTTCCTTTCATTTGTGCAAGAACTAATTGTAATTGTCTATCTTTTGCTTTTTCTCCTAAATTAATTTCAATCTCCTTAATTTTCAAAGCTCTATCTTGAGCCCATCTAGATTGTTCATTAGCTTCTTGTAAAAGTTTGAAGTTAGCATCCCAACCTGGGTTGCTCATTGATGTTTCTTTAGTTTTCATCTCACCAAACATTGTGGTGAATCTACTTTTAACATCATCCTTATATAACAAAGATCTGATAGCATCTGGATTATCCTGAGTTACAGACATTATATCATCATACTGACTTCTTATATTATTCTTCTTTAATTCAAGTTGATCTATCTGAGCTTGGACATCCTTACCTGTACCTTTTTTTAAAGCAAGTTCATTTATCTCCTCATCATACTTAGCAATCATATTTTCCTTTTGAGCGTTAACCTTTTGAGCTAACATATCTGGAGAATAGTTTTTGTATTCATATTCACCTGAGATACCTAATTGCTGACTCACTCTACTATCAGAAAAGATTTGTTCTATAGTTTGTTTTACCTTCTCTGGAAATCTACCTTCCTGCTCTAGTCTTTTCATCACTGGAGAATAAATAGGCTTGCCTGATTTATCAACTTTTATATTACCATTTCCATCTGTTTCATAAACCATATCTGTTGTAAAACCATCAGGCTTTACAGAATCAAATGTTTCTTTAGCAAACTTCTGTACATCAAAATAAGGGATATAACCTGCTGAAAACTTTTGACCAGCTTTATCAGAAGACAACCAACTGTTAGCTTTCTTATTAAAGAAATCAACATTAGCTGGACTTGACTTACCTTCATCTACATCCTTCTGTAACTTAGAAAGTTCTTTTCTATAATTGGCTGTAGAGTATACAGCATTCTGAACTGTAGGGTCTTTGATAACTTGGGTAGCCATACCTCCCACAGAGTTAACTAATTGCTGATTAGAGAAGTCTCCTGCTGCAACAGTCTTTAATCTACTACCCAAGTCATTTAGCTTGGACTGTAGATACTTTTTGTCAGCATCATTGACAACGTCCATACCAGCAATATTATCTACATATCCCTGGATTTTTTGCACACCTTGGTCATACTGTTGTTGCTTTTGAGTGCCAACAGTGACCATTGCTTCTATCAAAGGGGCCTTTGATACGTATGGGTTAAAGGTTGATATTTGATCTGTAAACGATGCCATAATACAAAATTAATTTAAAATATTAGAATTACCAAGAGTAATAACATTTTTTGGTAAATCACTATAACTTAATTAGTTATAGATTTTTTAAAGCTTGAACAATAGAACCATTTCTGCTTGTCTTAGAAGTTCTGGTTCTTTCTTTACTTCCTGTAATATTGCCAGTTTTATCTCTACTAACAATTCTCTCATATAGGTCTTTTATTTTACTTTTATCTAAGTTTGATAAACCTTCTATGCCAACTCCTTCAGGTATATTAAACTGAGCAGGAGCGTTAGTATTGTAAGCTACACCACTTGGAGAGAATCTGTAGTTGTACATGTTCTCATAAACGTTAAGTGTTTGATTCTCAAGCTTGTTCTGAGCAGTCTTAGCAGCAATAGATTTAAGAGCTTCAAGAGCTTGAGCTCTAGTGTTAGATTTAGCTTGGGCCTGTCTAACGTATTGTTGATCAAGGATTTGTAAGTTTTTCAACTGAGCATCATTTAACAAAGCTCTGTTTCTATTGTAAGTACCCATCTTGTTAGCTTGATTGACTCTGCTTTGTTCTCCCAATACTCTGTTCTTAGCTTCTAATGACTGAGCCATAATCTGTGCTTGGGCTGCTGGATTTGAACCTGCAGCTCTGATGGCAGCTCTAGACTGAGAGTCAATAGCATTAATCTGATCATTAAAAGAAATGTCATATGGAGTATCTAACATTGGCTGGAAGGTTTGAGCCTGTACAGGTTCTAACTGATTGGTAGCCATTGCATAATATTCAGGATATATCTCTTCAGGGTCAAGACCTAATTTAGTTCTAGGTCTTAAGAATGGAGCAATGTTTGACAAAGCCATTTGACCTAATCCTTTCCAATCAAAACCTTTTCCTTTGTCTGAAGCTTCTTCAGCTCCACCAACCCCACCAGGAAGTAAGTTATTACTTGTACTTAACTTATCACCAGTCACTGTAACTGTAGGAAGAGTTGTATTCATTGAACTATATCCTGGTTGATAAGGTATTTGAGTATATTCATCTCTTGTAGGAACTCCACTTAATGCTGAAGATACAACATTATTTACAATATCTCTTCCTGTAGGGCCAGGATATAAATCAGGAGCATCTGAAAATGGTGTACCACTATATGGAACATTAGTTCCTTTTTGTGCTATCATACGAGGATCTTTTTCTTTTACTAATTTGCCTTGTGCTAACTCATCACTTTTAACACCTAACTCACTAGCTGTATCAAGAATAGCATTCTGAACAGCTGCTAAGTTTTGTTTTAAAATAGCTGCACTTCTTAATTTCATGTTGGCTCCCATAAGTTGAGCTTGACTTGTATTCATTTTCAATTGATCAAACCCACTATTTCCTGTAGTCATATCAGCTCTTTCTGTAGCTTTTTCTATTAGCTTATTTTGTTTCTTTTCTACATTGCTTATATCTGTAGCAACATGTTTAAACTTCTTACCTTTTGCATCTGCTATACCAAACTCATCAGCAGCCATTTGTGATAATTTCATATTACCAAATACCACCATGCTGCTATCACGTCCACCATCTTTTAACTTAACTGCTGGTTCACCACCTTCAACTTCTACACCATTCTCACCAAAGTTAATAGGGATACCACCATTATCATGTGATCTACCTTTGAACATAACTGTCTCACCACCATCTGGTAAGAAAGGATTATAAGAAATAGTTTCTGCTTTACCACCTTCAATTACTTCTAAGTCACCATTCATATCTGATGCTTTACCATTTTGAGCTTTAGGCATATCTGGTCTACCAGTGTATAATGCTGACGCACTAGGAGGAGTATAAGGTACTTGTGCAAGATGACCACCACTTCTTAACATATCTGCATCATAAGGAGGCTTTAACAAATCTTTAACATTGTATTCACCAAACTTAGCAATCACTTGTGGTTGCCATGTATGGCTCACCCACTTATATTCATCACCCATTTTACCACCATCTTTCATAGACTTACTAAACTGACCACTTTGCAATTGATTTTGCCATGCTGCTTGTTGACTATTAAGAGCAGCTTGATCTTGATACTTTTTTAATTCTCTAGCATCTTTAGCACCACCTAATAAGTTACCTCCAACTTGACCTATTATTTTACCAGCCATACCACCAAGAGGACCACCTAACATAGTACCTATAGTTTCACCTGCAGCACCACCAATTTGTGCTTGACCAGAATCTTGGAAGTACTCTCCTAATTCTGCTTTGGGCATCTTACCACCTTTCTTGTATTGTTTTAGATTTTTAGATTCAATTGGTTCATATCCACCATCTGTATAAATATCACCAGGGTTATATATATTTTGAATCTCTGTAGGATTGCCACCAATCATTGTACCATTCTGAGCTGCTAAATAGTTTGTACCTGTACCATAAGGACTACCCAATTGTCCAGGTTGTACTAAAGAATCTTCTGGTCTTACATACTTACGCTCAACTTTTTCTCTTGTAGTAGCAGCTTGGCTAGCAAGTCCTGCTAGTTGAGCTGATTGATTAGCCTTCTTGATATTTTTCTTTTGTTGACCTATTGCTTGTGCACCACCTATAATTGCTGGTAATGCATTAAGACCAGCCATAGCTGCACCTGCTGCATCAAATCCACCACCAGCAGGTTTTACATTACCAAATCCTTCAGGAGGAGGAGTTGATCCATAACCTGCAGCCATTGTATCATACTGACTTACAGACTTTCCACTCATAGGCATTTGAAACATTCCTGTATTAGGATTAACTGAACTACCATATTGAGCAATAGGAGGATTACCAAAGTCAGTCAACTGATGTAATTGATCATTAACCATTTTACTTCCCATAGCAGCTTTCTTAAATGCTTTACCATGAGCTTTCATAAATGCTTCCTCTGATGGATACTTCTTATAGAACTCCTTCTCAGATTTAACTTTAGCTATCTTTAACATTTGGTCTTTCATATTGAACGTTTGTATGATTTATTTATATTTGTTTAACCAGCCACCCTCTTCTTTTTTAGGAACTTCTTTATATCTTTTTAACCAATCTTCTTTATATAATTTAACATTAGGATTAGATGTAGATATAGGTGCTTTTGAATAAACAACTGGATCGTCAAACATAGGTCCAGTAAAACCTTGTGTATTCTCATCTACAAACAAGTCTTTGTTTCCTTTTACTTCTGCCATGTAAGGTCCTTCATATCCTGCTCTTCCAGTAGCATCTCTAAATCTTGTATCTAAAGGATATCCTTTATTATAATATGCATACTCTTGACCTAGTTCTTTTGGAGGTCTAACTATACCACTCTCTAGAGCATCTGCATATCCTCCTTCACCTATCATTCTATAATAAGCATCTGTCTTAGGTTTAAATGCTAAAGGATTTAACTTATAAGCATTCTTTAAAGCTGTCTCTTCTGTAAGATATTTACCTGCAGCTTTGGCACCTTTACCAACAAGCTTACCTGCAAACATTCCCCCTTCCATTATCATTGCTGCTTCCATAGCATCTTGTAGATTACCAGATGCTTTAGATCTAGCAAACTTATTTAATGGTTTGTTTTCATCAGCTATTCTTTGTAACTTCTCTCTATCTAATCTCTCTGCTTCTCCTTTCTTAGGAGTGTATTGAGACATTGTAGTTCTGTTAGCATTTTGTCTAGCTAAGAACTCCTCAGCTTGTTTCTTTAAATCTACATTTAATCTTGTACCATCCTGAGCCATTGGATATTCTGTAACCTTCTCACCATCAAACTTATAATCTTGACCAGGCTCCATCATTTTTGTATCACCTGTATCAGATACACCAAGTACAGGATAGTCAACTCCCTGCATAGTGATGTTATTAGAACCTATCTCTGTTATCTCACCTGGATAAGCTAATTGTCCTCTGTCATCTTTAATAACAGAACCATTCTTAGATATAGACTTAGGTTTGAAGTCTAAGCCATTCTGGTAGAAAGCCATTTCCTTGCCATTCTGAGCACTTGCTTTTGTCTTCTTAGTATACTTACCATTAGCAGGAGCTGAGCCAGCTGTGCGTGCGTATGTGAATCCTACAGCACCTGGTAAAGCACCACCCATAGCAAACTGTCCTCCCCATGCTGGAGACTTCCAGTTTTGAGCTGTGTATCCATCTCCTTCAAAACCAGGACCTGCAGATACTTTGACATCATTAACATTAGGTTTCTTACCATAGTTGTCCTTAGTCTTTTGTTTTAAGACTAAGCCACCTTGTTCATATTTGTCTAACCAATTTGCCATTACTTGTAAGAGATTTGAGATGGTGCAACAATGAATTGAGAAACTATATGAGCTGTAGAGCTGTTATCTAAGATGTGTCTCACCTTAAGATCCTTAGCTCTTAGTGGTTCTTTCTTAAATGATCTTTTTCCATAATCCATATTTGCTTGGTTTACAAGCTTATCTATTGATAAAGACTCACAGCTTGTTGTAAACAAAGGTACAGATTTACTTTTAATTAATCCCCAGAAAGTATTGTATTGATAGAAATTATCTGACTTAGTATAAGTGATAGTTTTACTTTCAGTATTATAGATTGGGTAGGTTAAGTATTGTTGTAGGTTATGCATTGGCTTTGGTACCAATTCTAATATACCTGTAGACTGTTGGCTATTGTAAAGAACAGCTTTGTTAAACCATTGATTATCAACACTTATCTGAGCATTATCATTAAACACACCATCAACAATAGGTAAGTAGTTAAACACCTTACTGTAGTCTTTTATATTCTGAAGAATCTCATCATACGTTTGGTAGGCAAATGGATACTCTATTATGTAAGGTTCTACGTTACCATAGTATTTATTGTAGTTAACTACATCAGTTAAGTGTCTCCATAAAGAACCTGTATTACATTCTGTGTAGGGTAATGCAGCAAGTTGTTCTATAGTGGCAGTGCCAATAGTAACTTGTAAAACTGTATGGCATTTGCCCACAGATGTTATAGTAATTGTAGTGACAGAATTATCCACACTGACAGTATACCCATCAATAAGATTTTGTTTGGTTATACCAGTGCCCAAGACAGTCCCTAAGTTATCAGAGATATCAAAGGGTCCAGTTCTGCCACCTGAACATGTTAATCTTATTATTACTGTTTTAGCCATTTATTATTTTTTAAAGACATGGTACTCCAGCACAAGATGTTACTGGTGTTGAAAATAAACCAACTGATCCTTGAATTCTTCTATATCCATTAGCTGCACCTCCATAGTAACCAGCAGGAGCAGGTATAGTTAAAAACTGATCTACATACATAACTGACGCATTGTCAAAATATGGAACACCATTGTCATCTACCCAGAATTGAGTCACTAAAGTATATCCTGATGGTACAGGAACTATTGGAAGTTCTGAAAATATAAATGCACCAAAACTATCTACATATATTAACTTTTGTATACAACAAATACCAGTGTTAGCAGCATCTGTTTCATTATAACCAATAGCACTTGCATCAATAGCTACATATGTAGGTGCTGGTGGTAATGTAGTAGTTGTAGTAGTAGTTAGTGTTCCACATTCAGCTATACCTGTTACTTCGCCATCAAAACCTGTTACTTCATAAGTACAGTTACTTAAAGGAATATTACATGGTCTAGCATAGAACCCAGCAGGAGCAGGATTTCCAACACTAGGTAAAGAATAGAAATGACTTCCTAATACAATAGGAGTTTCAACTACTAATACATATACAGTTGTGAGAACATTAAGTTCATAATTATCACAAGCTTGGTTTGGATCAAATGCATTAAAACCATATTCTATAGTTGTCCATTCAGATTGTGTTGTACTAGTACTTGTAGTAGTTGTTATATCACCACATTGACCAACTTGACTTATAATAGCTAAACTGCCTTCTAAAACATTAGGTGAATAACCATCACATAAACATGCACTTCCTGATTCACCTTCATTTAATACTGAACTTTGATTATTACCATTACAATCTGTCCACTGTACTATTGCACCTGTTGCACCTGCTGTAAAGTACCAATTGAAACAACCAGCCCCTGCACCAATTGATTGACAATAAGTTAAAGTGGTAGTAGTGGTAGTTGTAGGAGGAGGAGTTGTTGTAGTTGTGGTTGTAGGAGGAGGAGTAGGGGTTGTTGTAGTCGTGGTAGTTGGTGGTGGAACATATGTAGCTGTACCATTTAAAGCACACTCTAATGGAACTGGTGTAGTAGTAGTTGTAGTGGTTGGAGAAGGTATCTCTGTAACAGCTACTGCTGATAATTCACATCCTTCATTTAATCCAGAATAGTAGAAACCATTTTCTCCTATGTAGAAATTAGGTATGTATGTATGGAAACTTACCCAAGCTTTGGTGTTCATGTTAAATGATGCAGTCCATGACTTATTGCAGAAGTATTCTACATCTGTTAGATTTACATATCTTATAACTGATGTATTACCAGCCACTGGTTGATTTATATAAAACTTCTGTAAAGCTTCATTATAGTATATTTGCTTATTAGGTTGAGGGATATAATCTAACTTAGTTATAATTATTCTCTCAAACTTACTATCATATACACCATGTAAACCAAGACCATTGAAGTGGTTATCTATATTTGCTGTAGGGAAGTGTCTTAATATTTCAAATGCTAAATGGTCTGTAAAGAACCTGTTTAGACCACTACCAAACGCTGAGATATCTATTGCTTTAGTAGCACCAGCTATCAAAAATATTTGACCTCTCTTAGCATCTATTGTTATTTGTCCATCAGGTATTTTAAGTAAGAACTTGTTTTGAGAACCTACATAACCTAGGTCAGTTTCAGCATAATCAATTGCAGGAGCTGATGTAAATAATGTAGGATTACCTAAGAACGCTGCCTGAGGACTACTTGTGTTCATTGTCAATAAGTTACCATAAAGCAATGACTTGTTTTCAAATCTAGCTAGGGTAGCTTTATTCTGTATACCATCTAGTGATACTAACTTACCATAGTTCTGAGGGAAGTCAAAAAAACTTATTGGACGATATATCAACCAATTGTTAATTCTATTATCAGAATAACTTTCTTGTGGATCAGAGTATATAGCTCTGAATGGGAAGTATGTAAAGCAAAGTTGCTTTATCCAGTCTGAAGGTAAATGAGAGAAAAAGTTCTCTGTGTTTTGTTTAGAGAAAGTGGTATTATAATAGTATGTGTTATCAAGTGCAATAGGAACTCTGCTTTCTTGGAACCAAGTATCAGGAATACCTGAGCTCACGTGTGGGTAGAAATCACCCTCTAGGTTATTAAATGCCTGACGTAAGTCTACATTAATAGAACTCTCTACATAGAAGTAAGGAATACCATAAGAAAATAGATACATCTTACCATCATAGATATAGTTTTGTGAACCAGCTAATACAGTACCTGGAGCAGGAGTTGTAGAAGAGGTAGTGGTAGTTGTACTAATATTATCCACTATATAATCATTAGGACAGTCTAAATAGTGAGCTTTGGTAGAAATGATATTCTTCATTAAAGTACCACCTACAAAGTAATCAGATAATTCAGATCTAGCAGAATACCAATATTGTGGATAGGCTACATTACCTAACTCATCGTAGTAAATGTCACTATCATCAGGAGCTCCCACTCTATTATCAATAAAGAAAGGAAGCTTAGTTTTGAATCCAAACTTACCAATATATGTATCACCACCAAATATTACTTCAGTGGCTGGAAGAGAACTAAATATTCTTTGGAATCCTGTATCAATTGTTTGATAAGAATATATTTGTCCCCATTGATTATTATTAATAGCCTTTATTGAAGCATAATAAGATACAACTTTTATATCTTCTTGCTGTTCAGGAGCACTACAGTTATTTGCTTGAGAAATAGTAAATCTTGAATTATCAGATATCTGACTTACACCTGCTATGTATAAAGAAGGAGTTTGATTAGGGAATGGTAGAGGATTTACAACTACTCCTGATCTAGCTTCAATAGTTTTAGTATATATTGAAGACTCTCTATTAAAGTTATTAAGATCATGATTATCACCTACATTCTGTACACCTGGGAATACATATTGACACTTATCAAGTTGTCTTTGTTTAATACCTATATTACCAGTTAGAGGATTAGTAGCAGCATTCTGTATATCTGCACTATAGTCATAGCTAGAGACAGAGTTAAATGATTGTGCAAAGTTCTTTCTACTAATACCATTTAGGTAGATTTGTAAGTAAGTTTGATATGCTGTAAAGAATGCTACAGCACTAAATCCTCCTAGGTCAGCAATCTTTTTGCTAGAGTTTAAGGCATCTATTTGAGTTTGTCTGGTAAGAAGCTTGTACATAGAATGCTTCTGTACCTCAACAAAATGAGATCTTCCACCACCAAACAATACACTTTCTAATTTAAGAACATTACCTAATGTAGGTTGTCCAAAAGAAGTTTCTGGTGAATTAAATACTTGTCTATATTTAGATTCAATACTACTAAATCCATCTAAGTTATTTGGAAAACAATTAATATTTACTTTACTATTTTCCACTATAGTGAAACGATCACATCCTGATACAAATGTAGGAGCACCTATTGAATTAACTGTCACTGATGTATTAAATGGTACAGTGATAGTTTGTAAAGCTCCAGTTATAGGATCTAAATAATTAAATACAGGTGCTGAAAAAGTTACACATTTATAAGTTGAAGAGATTATATAAGTGCTAGATGTAATGTTTGTAAATGTAGCTGCTCCTGTATTTACAACAGGAAGTGTAAGAGAACATATTTCAGTGGTAGCTGTAGTAAAATTTTGACTTGATACAGTGCCTGTATAACAATCTGTATATTGTAATGCACCATCAACTGTAGCTGTCACTTGGAAAGTATCACATTGAGACATGTAAGAATTGCTCTTCTCAAGTAAGAATGGATCTTTATCAAGGTCATTATATGGATAGTTAGGATAGTAAAAGTTTGTACCTTCTCTATTATACTTACCTACATTTCTCAATATACCTTTAGCAATAATAGATTTGTTTGCACTTCTATTTCCTCTCACTATTTTAAATCCAACAATTGAAGCTTTTTCTTCAGTTGTTAAAGTAGATGTTTGAATTAAGAATGCTACCTGTTGTACATCTATTTTTACACCTATTGGATAGATGGCATTAGAAGTTTGCATGATTGGTTCTATCTGACCACCTGAATATGTAATAGGAGGAGTCTCAAAGTAAGGAGAAACTAATACATCAGGAAATTTGTGATGTCTAATTTTCTGACCAGCAAGGTCTCCCCATACATCTACATTACAAGGATATTCTTCATCTTGAGCTTCCCAATAGGCAAATTCTCCAGATTGATATGGATATGCTTGTCCTATATTTTCATTGGTAGAAACAGGATATGTAGTGGATACAGTGGCAGTGTTATATATCTTCCAATAAGGTTGAGGAGCTCCATCTCCTATGTAATCTGCATTAGCTGTTGTTACATCTGGCTGAGATAACTCTTGAGCATTTTTAACTCTACCAGGAATATGAAAGCCATCTGTTTGTTTACCATTATCTAATAAAAATACTATCTCAAATGCATATATCTCATCTCTTAAATATCCTCTTAGATTAGCTGTATAGAAAGGATCTGCATAGCTGTTACCTGCTGGTAACTTATAAGTTTCCCATTCTAATGTTATTTTACTAGCAATTGATTGATAGTTAATTCTATCAATAGAAGTAAGATTGTCCCAAACGATATAGTCTTGCACACTTGTAACATCTTGTGCAATATCATAATAAGGGAACTTCTCTAATATATCACCTAAGCTTAAAGGTATTTGTGTTTGGTTTTGACCTGAATAAGTGGCTGTTGTTATCTTGTCTTGAATCTTAAAAGTTCCTACAAGTTCTACACTGGTACCATTATTAATAGTCTTAATAACAGCTAAATTAAAATATTGGAAGTATCCTGTAATATCTACATTACCAATACTTAACAATATAGACTTTCCTACAGAGTATTGAAAATCAGGAGTAGTTATCTCTGTATTTGCAATAGATGTAGGATTAGTTACAGAATAATAGGATGTGTATCCATCTCCTGAAGCATTACAATATTGAACAGCAAACTGATATGTACCTGCTTGTAAATCTCCACCTACAGCTGTTCCAGTAATATCTATGCTAGGAATAGAGAAGTTAGGTTGTACTTTTAACTTATTGCAATCAAGTACAGGAGTAACAATTGGATCACAATTTTGAGTACCTGCATAAGTTGAAATATAGGGAACTTGTTCAATGTTTATATATCTTCTTGGATTTAATCCATCAGTCCAATATACCTCAGTGGTACAGTTTGTAATCTTATGTACAGCCTTATGAATAGGATAGTTTATATCAAAGTTTAAGCATTCAGAGTTAGCACATACAGTGATTTCTAAATCAGGATATTCTGTACATAGTGTATGATATACACAATCATTATTATCCATATATCCAATTTCACTTCCTCCTGTTTCAGGATTAGCTAAAAAGAATATGTGTTTGTTTTTCTCTTGAATGAAATGAGTTCCAATTAAATGATAGCCTTCAGGAAACTCTAAACAAGCTTCATTACTTGGCTCATTTTGATAACTTACAGAATTAGCATCAAAGTTTTCTAATGCTCCATTTAGGGCATAAGAAAGTTTACCCTTCTGTATTTGGTTTACAGAAGAATCCATATCTAGTCCAACTCTGCCAAGATTATACTCTTGTCTTATGTTAGATGTTCCTTCTTGGTTATCTGCCATATCTTGAGCTTCTGTTTGGTAGTTCATATTGTGCAAAGCGTTGTAAATCATTTCTTACTCTTCTTTGCTTAGTCCATACATCTTGTTTCTTAATCTCAGTGTAAGCCATAATAAAGGCTTCTTCTGAAAGTTGCTTATAGTAAACTAACTTAGCTTGTATTTGGTTGAATGTCTCATCATTGATTTGGTTAGATAAGGTTTCAAAAACTTTATATTTAATAAAGGCTTCTACGTATTCTCTTATACGATAGTTATCAGGAATCAATTGATTACCTGTAGCATCATAGTCTGTAGCATAGAAAATCATATGAACAACACCACAGCTGAAGTTTGTAACAAACTTATTATCTCTAATATCAAAGCTATCATAACCAGCACTTCCTGGAGTGAACTCATGCACAGGGGGTGCATTTGTATAAAACTGCCAAGCATCTGTATAGCTTACATCACATTTACCTTGGCAAGATATATTGCCTGGTTTTAATAAATACTCTTTTCTTATACCTCTAGCTATCTGTTGATTGGTTTTATATACAGCTTGGATGATATCAGGCATACACGTAGGACATCCTGTTGTACATTGTGGATTAGTACATGGTACTCCACCACTAATAATAGGAGAGACTTGTATTGTTGTTTGGCTAGCTGCCTGAGAATAGAATGAGTTAGCTGTTTGATATGGAAGCTGAGGAATCTCTGTACACATCCAAGCTTCTCTAACAGCAAAGAAGTTGTCAGGAAGTCTAGCCTCATATCCAGAAATATCTAATGTCTGTTCAGCAATGACATAACTTGATCTACCCATCTTTTGTAGACACTTGTCTAAATAGGTGGGGAACATTAAATCATCAACTGCTCCTGTGTCAAAGTAAGATTTTAACTCTTCTTTAACAATTGAATAGATTGGCTCAGGAGAGACAAAGTTGTATCTGTAATAGTATGCCATGTTATTTTATTTTTTCCATTCCCTATAAAGGTGCTGGTATTTGTCATCTGTTTTTATGTAATGTGACAGCAATCTAGAAGTAGAACGAGAAGGTTTGAAGTACCATAAGTTGATGTTACGAATTCTTGTAGACTCTTTAAACCACATCCAACCAAAAAAGAATCCTTCTGTATGGAAGTTAAAGTTATAAATGATCTTACCCTTTTGTTTTGTCTTTTGCCAATCAACTGGTAGGTTAACCATCTCCTTACCATCAACTGTTTTCATCTTCTTTCTCTTCTTTTTATTGATAGAGAATTCACCAAAGCCAAAAGGAAGTCTTGCTTTCTCTCCTGTTTCTAGAATGTAGTTTTTGAAATGTTCATTATATTGATATATAATGTTTCTCCACTCATCAAATGTAACTTTTATGGTGGGATTTTTTCTGCAGAAATTGTTGTAGTTTTCTTTACTGGAGCTTCTCCAGTCAATCTTGGTTCGCATTAACTAGTTGGTTTAGCATTAGGAGCCTGACCATCTATACCATCAAATGTCATGTCAGTCTTAATGCTAAAGTAAGTAGATAATAGTTTTTGAGATGTTAACTCTAATACTTGCTTTTCTAAATAACCAGGACATCCAAACTCCTTATCCAATGGATTCATACAGTATTCTTCATCGCTCACTGTAGGAGATGGGCCACATGCACAGTCTGATGGGTATAGTATCTCATTAGGAACATCTTCTTCAAAGAATGCAGAAATTCTCACTGAGTGCAAATTAGGATTATTAATGTATAAATATCCTCCATTTGCTATCCAGTAATATTGTTCAGCTCTAATGATAGGTAGCTTTAATAAATTTAAGTATCTGTTAATTGTAATCTCTTTAAATCTTTTTCCTTTACCACCCATAGCGTTGATAGAATATACACCTTGTATTAGATATTGATAGTTTCCTTCACTGATGCGAGGAAGTTTGAATCTGCTTCTTGCCACTTGACAAGGATCAACATACTCACAGCAATCAGAAATAGGAACCTCTATCATCTCTAAACAAGGAAGCGTTTGGAATACAGTGTCTGTAGCCCAAAGCTTTCTGAGATTTGTTTCTCTCTTTACCAATAAAAATGTATTGTTTCTAACCTCAGACGCAACAACCCTATCAGTGATAAGGTTATCTGTTGTTAATAGTTTGTGCATTGCACGAACATCTGAGACCATTTTTCTTAATGTAGCCATTATAAATACTGTTTGAATATATTTGTTATTCCTTCATCATAATCAATTAGGAATCCTGTAACTTCTGCTTTAGACATCGTATGACCATTCTTATCATCCCATAGACTCTTAGCATTTGAGAATGCTGGGATCTGGTAAAATTTAATACCATTGAAATCATGACTCACTTCATGGTGTTTGTCTCCTGTGAATATATAGAACTTATCATGGTAAGACCACCCTGCTCTATATTCTATTGGAAACAATGCAGCAAGCTTTGCAGGTTTAATAGCATCTCCATGATTAAACATCAATGCTGATTGACCATAGCTTACATACTTTCTATACTTAGGAGAACAATCAAATGTTACTCTCCCTGTATTTCTAAAGTAGGTTTGTAACCAATTAACCATATGCCATCCTACAAACTCATCATGATTACCTGCTACATATACTACCTTCACTTCATGACCATACTGTAATAACATTGTAATCATTAAGATCTCATGTCCACAGATATACTCAAAAGAAGTGTGATATGTGTGAGTGTTTGTTTGAGGAGTTCCTTTTGTAGTCATACCAGTGTATTCACTATTGAACTCATCAGATCCAATGATATATGTAATTTGTTCTAAGTTATTTGAAAGCTGAGCTTGGTTAGCTATCAACTCCACCTTGTACATGATATGAGCTAGTCTATTAGTAACATCATTGTTACCATCTATGTCATATTTGTTCAAGTGAGAGTCTTGTTTGTTGATGACTAACATACCTTTTGGTTTGTCAAAGTCAACCTTAGGACTCATAACCTCTTGACTTACAGGCTTATATGAAGCTAAAAAGTCTACAAACGCATCTTGAAAAACTTGTTCTGTAGACTTCTTCCCTAACCAGGCTTTGACTTGCCAATGTGGATTCCCACCATTTCCCCAGTAGTTCTGTACGTACTTGGTGATTTCCCATTTGTCTGTGTCAATCTTACACTTTACTATGAGCTCATCTAAGCTCTTAATTTCATCTTTTGTATTGAAGACAATCTCTCCTGTTCCTTTAGCTATATCCTCTTCAAATCTCACTATTGTTTCCTCTAGCTCAGAAACATAGTTACCTACCTCTGCCACTTCTTCAACAAGTTCTCTATTTCTTAACTCTATCAACAACTCATCAACCTCTGATTCTGTAATTCCAAGCTTGTCAGCGTAGAACTTTTTACTCTTTTTCCAATGTAGGATTTCTTCTAGCTGGTTTAGTAATGCTTGATTCTCAGGCATATGTAGTTTATTTTGGTTAAAATTATTGTAAAGATAGGAACTATTTCTGAATTTCCCAAAAATAAGTTAACTATTTTGGTTATATACAATAACTTTTTTAGTTATAGTTAAAACAAAAACTCCCAGGGTGGAAACCCTAGGAGAACTCCCTGTAAACCAACAAACAGGGTTTTTAAAATTGTATTAGCATTGGAACTCATAATATTCAAAGGTGCCACTTATAAGCTTCCAAGATATATTCTCTGAATCATAGAATAAAGCAGTGATAGGAGCACCTACAGCGTTTCTAGCAATTGCTGTACATGTTATAGAACTGCCTCCTCCTAGGCCTGCAAACGAGTCACCATTGGCTACAAATAAGGCATAGTCAGAAGCATCTAAGAATATTCTTAAAATTGAACCTGTAGGACATCCATCATATCCAGCATAACGTCCTATATCAGCTAAATATAATTCATCTGGATTAGGGGTTGTAGACGTAGAAGTTGTGCTTGTGCTACTTGTAGAAGTGGTGGTGGTTGTTGGAGCTCCAGATACAATTAAGTAAAGGTCTCTTTGACAAACTCCTGTAGATCTTACAAGAACTTCTGTAGTTCCATCTGGAGCTAGGCTTGAAGTATATCCAGCAATAAGAGCTGCTCTAGAAATACCAGTTTCAAATGCTGTTGTGTAACCATCTGCATTTGAGTATAAGTTGAATGGACCTGTATCAGATCCTGCTAGGGTAAGTGTTATTAATACTGTCATTATTATTATTGTTATGGTCTTACTAAAACTAAAAATCCTCGTCTAAATCCTGCACCATCTCCTAAGTTTATACTATAGAAATATGTTCCGTCAATAGCATCTACTCCTACATTATTGTACTTACCATTCCAAGGAACATATACAGCTCCTGAAAAATTAGCATACCAAACATTTTGACTTATATCAAAAATTTCCCATACTGCATTTGGATAACACGTATAGTTTAAAAGTTCCCATGTACCACCTCTTTTGCCTTGCCATTGCCATGTGTCATCTATACCATCACCATTGGGAGAAAATCCCCCTGAAAATAATATCTGTGTATATGCACATGGTCCTGGAGGTGGGGGAGGTGGTAAAGAACAACCTCCACTAATTCCAAGAGGTGATGATATCAATTGTATATTAGTTGATGTACTATAACAAGAACCATCACATACACCTGACATTGCACAGTTCCTATATGTATAAGTTCCAAATTGTCCAAATCCTTGATATTGACCTGCATTTACATTAAGATTTGTAATAAGTGTATCACTTATTTGATAAGGAGGAACATCTTCTTGTTCAAAATAATCATACTGAACTTCAAAAGTTAAAGTAGTTGGTGTATAATAAGCATTGCCAAACTGATCAATAAGAGATATTGTCCAAGTCTCAAATGTATCTGTATAACCATTACAACCTGGATACAAGTTATTAGTTATAGTTAAATTATAACAAAGTAAAAATGGTGTAGTTTGTGGAACTATATCCTGATATGGAGGAAGTCTATTTCCAGTATATCCAGATAATGCAGCTGTATCTGCATAATAATTTGTAAGAATAAAGTCTTTTGTAGCACATTGATTTCCACTAGGAGGATTTGCTCCTGGTTTTTGAATTAATCCCATTGTGGTTAAATCTGTATATGTTACTAAAGCATTATTTGTTTTCATTTAACTACAATTGGTTTATAATATACAAGCTCCATTACAAGTTGTGGCAGATGGAAGAGTAAGTAATATTGGAGTACTACCTGAACTAGTTGATTGTGTTATTTGATAAACAAATCCAGTTACACCTATATCTGCATAGAATCTATTTATTATAACAGAAGTTCCAGTTGGAAATCCTACTAGTACATTTGTACTTGTTATATTACAACCTGAACAATTATATTCATCTGCTAAATAATAATCATAATTTGGATTTGCTGTGGTAGATGTTGTAGTTGTAGTGGTACCAGGAATATCAAGAAATCTTGACTTACTTAATCCTCCAAAAGTATAAGCTGTTGGAATAGATTGTGACGCCCAACTTGACCATGTTATACCATTGTTATAAGTTATTTGAGCACTGTCTATATATGTTATCAATGCATAAGTTCCATCTGAATTAACAAATACTCCTCCTGGTGTTTGTCCAATTGCTGGAGCACTTGGATTTGTATCAAAGACAGTAAAGCTAACACCATAATTTGTAGAGAAGTAAAATTTATTTAATGTATTATTAGTATTAACTAATGCTACTAACATATACTGTCCATTCTCAGACATATCACAATAGAGTGCTCTATCATATTGATCATATGTTTTTTCAATAAATGATGCACCATAGTTAGAAGATAAATATATCCTTCCTTCTCCTTGTGTATTACCTGTACCAAAACTAGACATTTGTGATAATAATTGATATTGTCCTGAAGTATTTATAGCTACATCTGTCCAATATTTTAAATTATAATCACCACTAACACTAAATGACACTCCAAAGTTAGAAGACTTAATTATTCTAGATCCCCAATCAAATGAGTTATTTTGTTTATTTACAACACATGTAATATATCTACCATCACCAGAACATGCTATTTTTGGATAAGGAATTTCTATAAGTTCATTAGAACCAATAGCAGAATAGTAAATTTCACTCCAAGTAACTCCATAGTTAGATGATTTACATATAGATGGTCCTACTGTGTTACTACCATATGTAATTATATACATATATTGACCATCGCTTGAAACAGCTGTTCCAACAATACTTTGAATTGAACTAGGTGATGCTGGTAATGAACATGAACGTGTTGTCCATGTTACTCCATAATCACTTGAGACTTTTATATTATTAGTTTGTGTACCTGTTAATACATATTGTCCTCTACCACTTCTAGAAACACTATATCCAGTAACAGTAGTACTTGACCATGTTACACCTGAGTTACTTGAATATATTACAGTTCCATAGGTTGGTACACCTGGTGGAGTATAAGGATTTACGTCATCAACTCCATATATTCTATTAGAATATAAAAGAGGATCCAAATCACTTTTAACAACTAGTTGATTAGCAGATTTACTAGAAAAGCTTGGATAGGAAGTATTTAAGGCAACATAAGATGATGCCTCAGTTTTAGTTATTTGTTTTTGACTTACAGGAATAGTAGAGGTAGGAATAAATACACCAGTATCTACACCATCCTGAAGATTATTACAAGAAACTGTTTGATTACTTGCTATGCCTGACCAACTCATTATTTATTTAATTTAGCTTCTAACTCAGCAATACGTTTTTCTAGTTGAGCAATCTTCCAGCTATGTACTTGTGTATAATCCACTACTAAGAAACCATCATCTTTTACTTCTATAGCATCAGGAAGAAACTGTTGTACTTGTTGTGCTATGTATCCCCAGTGTTGTTTAGTATCTCTTTCTGGATTATTCCAAGCATACATTACAGTTTCTATATTTTCTGATTGAATAGCACCTAAAACAGTTTTAAGTCTTAAGTCAGAGTTTTGGAAGAAAGAGTCTGCATATATTGAATTACCACTTACATATACACTTGAGTTTGTAAATCCAGAGTTTGCGTTAGTACATATAACTATTGCTCCTGCAGTTGCTGGAGAGATAGTTGTAAATCCAGGACCAGTTGGGCCAGTAGGGCCAGTTGCTCCTTGGGGACCTTGGGCACCTTGAGGACCAGTAGGACCAGGTCCTCCTGTTGCTCCTTGAGGTCCTGTAGCTCCCTGTGGTCCAGTTGGACCAGGACCTCCTGTTAAACCTTGTGGTCCAGTAGCTCCTTGTGGACCTTGAGGGCCAGTGGGACCAGCAGCACCAGAAGTACCAGCTGTTCCTGTTGCACCACTAGAGCCAGTAGCTCCAGATGTGCCAGCTGTTCCTGTACTAGTTCCTGCTGTAGCTGATGTACCAGAACTAGCTGATGTACCTGCTGTACCTGATGTACCTGCTGGTCCAATAGAACCAGAAGTACCACTTGTACCATTACCACCAGCAGCTCCAAATAAGTTTACAGTCCAAGCTGCATATATTCCTGAACCTGTTGTTGCTATTATATTAACAACCATAGCACCTGTAAGACTATCATAGCTTGTAACAGTGCCTTCCATTGTATTAGAACCATCATATGCCAAAAGTATTGTTTGAGCAACACTATAAGCTAATCCTGTACCAGTAGTTAAAGTTTGAGTACCATTTCCTATTGTTAAAGATGTGACAGAAGATGATAGGTATCTATCTCCATCTAAACCAGCTGTACCAGAAGTACCTGCTGGTCCTATTGAACCTGACGTTCCTGCTGTTCCTGCTGGTCCTATTGAGCCTGACGTACCAGACGTACCCATTGTACCATCTGCAGCAGATGTACCTGAACTTCCTGAACTTCCAGAAAGACCAGAAGAAGCAGATGTACCATTAGTTCCAGAAAGACCAGCAGAACCTGATGTACCATTAGAACCTTCTCTACCAGAACTTCCAGATGTTCCACTAGAACCAGTGTCACCACTTGTACCAGATGAACCAGCAGCACCACTAGCACCTGAGCTACCTGAAGTGCCAGATGAACCACCAGGTCCTGTAGCACCTGAACTTCCAGATGTACCAGCAGTGCCTGTAAGACCACTAGAACCAGAAGTTCCAGAAGTACCATTAATACCAACAACACCATTGCAAAGAGCGTCATCTATTTTTGATAGAGCACAGTCTAAGTTATCTCCAGTGTGAATTCCTGAACAAGGAAGGTTTGGTCCATTATATATAACATTACCTGCTGTGGTTGCACAAGGAAGTGAACTACAGTTTTGGTTAGGATGATAGTAAGCATTGTAACAAGGATCTCCAGGATTGCAAGCCATTTTATAATTAGTTTAATAAGATTAAGGAATATACATAATATAATATGCAGCTATGACAGGTTGAATATTTGCGTGAGCTGCCCCACCACCTGTATTAGCATTTGTAACACTTGTAGTTATATCAACAGTAAGACTAACACTACTAGTATCTCTAGCTAGAGGCACAGAAGTTCTACTTCCATCTCCTTGTCCTGAAGGAGCTTGAACTCCTGCATAACTATGGCTATGAGGATTTGGGGAAATAGTACCAACAGATGTAGCAGTTGCACTATGTGAGTGAGAAGGCATCTGTGATGCAATAAGCGTCACTGTATTTGCTCCAGCTGTATTAAATATTGCATAGTTTGGATTACCAGGATTTGCAGGATTAACTGCAGCATCTAATGGACCACCTGGAACATTTTGAATAGCTCCAACACCAACACGTCCTCTTTTATCAGGAGTGCCATTTAAGCCATTGCATAGATTTACCTTATAGAAACCAGCAGAATTTAAGCCTGCACCTGTTCCATCAAAGTTAGTTAATGGTCCATAGTATTCATATGCTACATATGGAACCATTTTTAAATTTTGTTGGTTTGAACCACCACCACCTTGACTAGCTAAATAAGCTGCAATCAAAGCATCTAAATCTGCTAGCTTAACATAGTTTGTATCTACATCAAGTGTAAGAGCAGCAAGATCAGTGACAGTTAGACAAAGCTTATTTATAATAGCTTGGACAATAGCATGAGTGTCAGAAGAAGCAGTTACTCCTGTAAGACAACCTATTGTGTAATTAGCATTAAGTATAGTTAATATATCATCAATAGTAAATATTTGTGCTTGTAAGCTACATATAGCTGATACTGTAGCAGTAAATAACTCTTGAGTGTTTGGTGTATGAGCAGGTAAATATAAATCAACTATAGGACAAGATATATTTAATGCAATAGCATCTCCTTCTCCTGATAATAAAGGAACCAAAGCATTCATTATGGCTTGTTCAACAGAAACTAAATTGTCTCCTGTTTCAACACCTAGTGCCTCATAGTTTATACCTGTATATCTAACACATTCATCAGATACTGTCTGAACACATCCATTATAACAACTTTCGCAAGACATGGTTTAATTTATTTATGAATTAACACTTTAACTCTGCTCACCACTTGAGAGGTAGTGGGAAGCCCACACACCATAGCATAGTTAGGAGTACAAAGTCTATATGTTAATATTTGTTTGTAATGTAATAAATCATCAATTATCTCTCCAGGAATATAATTGTTCATGGAGAAGATAATATTATTATACTGGCGATTTGCCCAGTAAGTTAATCTTTCATCAATTTGTAATAGTGTAGCAGGGATGCTAGCATCAACTACACAATCTGTTAATCTTGGTGATAACATCTTTTATTCTTTTTGTAGCGTTTTTAAGTTTGTTGTTGCATGCTGAGCATAGGCCATTAATCAATTGACAGCCACAGCCCACCTTCATACCACATCCTCTACAGTTTGCCATATTAAGGGAAATTAATTACATAGTTGTTTCCTGTACAACCACATTGGTTTGCAATAAAATAATCCAATTGTCTATTGGCTTGGACATATAATTTATTGGCTGTATCAATAGCACAGTTATTAGCTGCTGCTATAGAGCCTTGAATCATATACCAAATACTATTCAATACTACTTTTGACTGGGTTCTTATAGCTGAATCACATTCCATCATGTCAAGCTTCATAAATGCACTATCAAACTTTTCTTGAATAAGTTCAGTACGCATAATGTTCTTCTCTACAAAGTTTGTAGTAGCTGGGGCAACTGAATATTTCATGAAATAAATTCCATCAGGCAATGGTGTCACTGCTGGGAATGGACTTAATCCTAAAATAATTGAGTTGTAAACATTAAAGCTATTCACATTGAATGGAATAGAAACAGGTGTAGTAAAACCAGGAACAGTAATTTGCATAGTAGGAGCACTCACATTAGGTGGATTTGTATCATAAACAGATATATCAGCCACACCAAGTGTTTGTGTGTTATATGTGTTGATTACTAAAAAATCTAATATCATGGTTTTTGATAATAAAAATGCCAGAGGATTTGAGATATCCTCTCACCCTCTGGCATAGGTTAATATGATGCTACTTTTATTCTTAAGGAATCAAAGTAGTTGTTGTTGAAGTACTAGGCCATACAGTAGTTGTAGTGCTAGTAGTTGTGATACAAGCAGTATCTCCAGCTACAGCTCCTAAACCAGCTACTAATATAGCTTCGATAGCAGATGTTTGGTTCTCAGGAACAGCAATGATCACCATGCTATCTTCCATAATATAGTCACCCCATTGGTAAGCACTCTTATCATATTCATTGAATTTGATATAGTACAAATCATAGATCTGACCATCAGTTACCCAAGACTCAAAGTTCTCGTTGTAACCATTCATTCTGTAAAGATGCTTCAAGTAACCAGCTTGGTAACTATAGAAGTTCTTCTCTAATTGTTGAACCTCAGCAGAAGTACCAACAGCATAGTTAGAACGTTGTGTGATAATAGGTTGAGCAACTCTATTACAAGGATCGTCAACAATAAAGTCAGCAGTTGTAGCTGGACCAGAGAAGATGAAAGTTCTGAAATAGAATCTGTCATACTCAAAAGGGAATGCAGCAACGTCACAAGGTTGTCCATAAGCAGTCAAAGGTTTACCAGTAATACGTAACAACGCAGATGAATCGTTACCAATTCTTTGGAATTGATAAAATTGATTTAAAGTGATGTTATCAGGGTTATTACCTGGAGCATCTAACTCTAAATGATAGATAAGATCATCAATTAAAGCAGGAACATCAACGTCTGTACAAGGATCATCACCACATCCAAGACATGGAGCATTAACTGTTACAGAACGAGTGAAACCATTGAAATACAATGTGTTTAGATAACTAGAGAAACCACGTAAAGTTAATGTTACAATCTCACCAGGTTTTACTGTGAAGTCAACTACATCAGTTACTTGATTCACTGGAGTAGGACAACCTAAAGATTTGTACCATTCAGTTACGTTTGTTTTACAAGAGTTACCACTAGGACATCCAGCAATTTTGTCTGAACGCTTAGAACCTTGTAAGTAGGTGTTAACTCTACCTTGAGCTACATAAAAATAAGGGGCAGCAGCAATATTACCTGCTGTTGCAACAGAATAGTCATTTAGGAATATTCCTACTTGACCTGCTGTTAAGTCTTGTGTTGATCCAGAGCTAGGTAATGTATTTCCTACTGGTACAACAAAGAGGGTGGTTAGGGAAAAATCAGCCATTTTGCTTTATATTTAATTGTTAAAAATTATTCGTTTGTTTGTATTCTGTAAATTGAGCTTTGAACAGCACTTTGGTTTTCTGTATACATAGCCAAGTTTTGTACTGTAAGATCTAATAGTTCATCTTCTAGGTATAGTTCAAGTTCGCAATCCTGATCGAATGATGGTAATCCATCAAGCATGATGTATCCTGCCTTATTTATATATTGAGGATATCTCATGTAAGACATATATATATCCTTAGGTATAAACGTACCATCTGTAAATATAGAGATCTCATCAGAAGATATAAAGTTGAATGTCTCTTGATATTCAAAAGAGGGTCTATAGTGAGTGTTGTTTAAGCAAAACTGTAAGTCACCATGCTTAGCCAAGTCTCTATTAATCCATACCTTTCTATCTGTACATCTTCCTTTATCTGCTAATATATAACTATCTATGTAGAACATGTACTGAGGTACAAGGAGATGAACGTTTGCAAACCATTGATTTAGTTCAGCATTCTTCAATGCTAGGGTAAGTGGTTGGTGATTGTAAGGCTGTACAAGACTTTGTAAGTCTTCATAACGCTTCTTAAACGCATCCATACCTAATCCAGAAACTGTACTAAACCCATCAACTTTTTGCTTTATCAATTTGATTTGAGCTTCATTCAATGCTAGAATTTTATCTTCTACAGGAATCTCTTGATGCTCGTTAGTGGATAGTTTATTTAGTTTCTGATCAATCTTATATAATAAACTATCTACTGGGATCATATTGCAGCTATTTTTTTACCTTTCAATTTACCTTCTAAAATTAATAATTGGTCTTGGTTATCTTCATCTGCTAAGAACTTCACTAAATCATCTTCGTCTTTAGCTATCTCAAACTCACCTTCATAAATCTTACCATTAGGTTTAGCTCTATATACTGAGTGAGCAACAGCTTGTTTAACCAAGTCTTTAATATGGAGTAAGTTTTCTTTCATATCTGCAAATCTGTTGAATACCTCAATTGGATTCAAACCTTGATATCTGCCATTCTTGAATTCAGTTTGTTTCAATAGGTTATCCACCTGATTGTAAACTGCTTCTTCTTTGGAATCATCTGACACTGGAAGACCAAGTAGACGAGCCACTTTCTTTTTCTTCTCAGGAGTCATACTATCAAACTTAACAATTGCTTTGTTGATAAGTTGTTTCTTCTTAAACATTACCTTGTTCTCAATATCATCATCAGCAACATAGTACTGAATATCAGCAGGGAATTCACCTCTCTCCCAAGCTTGGTAGCTAGAAGCAATTGTTGGATGAACTCTTAACCATGAGAATGCTAATTCTTGTAATGGTAATGTAAAGTCAAAATAGTTATCACCATCTAGTAACTTTACTGGTTGAACGTGCAAAGAATCATCAACAGAAGTTGATAAGCCATAGTTCCAGAACTGAGAACGAGGACTTAAGTCAGCATTTAAAGCTGCTTGAAGTTTATCTCTTAACTCTGTTACTCTTTCAATCTCCATCTCCTTTTCTAAAGGATCTTGGATTCTCTTGATGTAACTAGCGTTAGGATCTAAGCCTGTTCTATACTGACCATCTAATTCTTTGTAAGGATATTTAAAAACTCCTGTACCAGGAATTCTTGTGTATCCTCTTGCTGCAAGTCCACCTTGCATCGTTTGCAATTGCGAGTTGTTGTACTCTTTCTTAATAGTAGAGATTTTTCCTATCTTACCCATATGTAGTTGTTTTTGTTTGGTTTATTTGCAGATGGTTCCCATCGAAGGGAACACTGTACAGCATTTACTTGTACATGTCCATCTGTGATTTAGAAGACTCCCCCACTGGGAGAGTGGGGGGAATGTCTTCTTAGTTTTTTGCGAAACACCATTGGTGTCAGTCTAAGGATACTATCCTTAAAGGGGCATTTATTAGAATTGAGGAATCTCTTCAATCAATACTGTACGAGATAAATCTTCGATAAATACATCACAACGATCTTTCATCCAAATCTCATATCCAGGGAATTTATTTGCAGAACTCATACCTTGAGACTTAGCAAAGCCTAAGTGGTGACGAGTACCATCGATATAACCCCAAGTCATAGAAGGTGCACCCTTCATACGTACTTCACGAATATTATTGATCATAGAACCATCAGACATTGGAGATACATCAAACACCATAAATACTGGAGTTGATTTCTTGTTTTGTCCAAATTCTAAATTTGTTTGAGGTAAGTCTAATTCTTTCAAGTGAATTAATTCAACACGACCAGTCTCACGAGTTACCATTGCATCGAATGCAAAGTTGTAAGTGATATGTTGACCTTCACCTTGCATGTATCTGTTACCAGAATCAGCCATGAAAGTAAGACCAGAATTCAAAGCATCTGTTTTTAAAGCTTGTTGGAATACATCAAAGCCAGCTTCATTAGTGTACATTTTAACACGTCTGTCTTTAACATCCACACGTCTGTAGAATAAGTCACCAAATACAGAACGAATTAAGTTCGCAGTGAACTCACCTCTGTTGTACTGTACTAAGTTACCATTGTTACGCATTCTGTGGTATACACCAGCAGATGTACGCTTTAAGTTTTGTTGAGAACCATTAGTTTTTACAGTTCCAGGACGAGCCCAGATCATACGCTTAACTTTTAATTCTAACATAGACTTACGCATCCAGAACTCAATAAATGGTTCCCACTTAACATCGTTACGAGTTAAAGGTAATTGGTTACGTCTTTGAGGAGCATATACTAAGATATCTAAAGGTTTGCCAGAAGCATCTCTCATCATCTTGTCATCAGCCCACTCAGTGATTTTGTGCTCATAACCATATGCAGAACCTAAAGATTCAAACATAGTGATTTGCTCACCTAAACGAGGAAGACCTAATAAGTCTTGGTCGAATTCACCAATCGCAGCATCAACTAACTCTAATTCCACACCCACTTGCAAGAAGATAGGGCTTACGAAATCTACAGTTGGGTTGTCACTCACTAAAGTGAAAGTGTATAAGAATCCAACGTTCCAAGGAACTGGATCTTTTACTACGTAAAAACGAGGACCATATTGACGTGTACCTACAGAGATAATTGCGTTCTTAGAAAATTCATTAGTATCAACAATTACTTGAAACTCTTGTCCATCAATACCAGGCTTGTTTAATTCCTGTGTAGAAGTTGGAACATCAATAAATTTTGGGAACTTGTAAGGTACTTGCACTTGCCATTTCCAAGCATCACTATTGTTATCAATATAGTAAGGAGTAGACTTGTTAATCATGTCTAAGAAGTCATTACTATAAAGAGAACTCTGAGTGTATAAGCTGATGATTTTCTTATCATAGTCAGCAGGCTCAGTTGAGTGAAAGCTCTCTAAATGGTTTGCGTCAGTCAATTTACCTACAGCACGCTTGTCCATAGAAGCTACTCTAGCATAGGTAAAACCAGTTAAACCTGGGATTGTTTGAATTGCCATTTGTTATTCTTTTTTAATTTTTGTTATATAAATTGTTTATTTAAACCAAGAAGTGGATTGTGTAACTGGTTTAGATTTCACTGAACTCTTCTGGGCTTGTCTGGCAACTTCACCAAATAATTCATTAGACTTTTTGGTGATACCTGTCTTTTGAATAGTTGATAATGTAGGATCTTTCTCCATTATCTTCATTAGCAACGCAAGCTTTACTTTTGTTGCATGATTCTCAGGACGTTTCAGCTCCAGAATTGTACGATCAAAATCAGTGAGAGTCTCACCTGAATTTGTTTTGTACTTGTCTGTTACTAGGAAATCTTGTAGTTCACCAGCTAATTTAGTGTTAATTGGTATGCCATCAAATTCTTTAGCTTTTATTTTCTCTTGTAAAACATTGTTTACATTTTGATAATATTGCTGTTTGATAGCTTGTTGTTGTTGTAATTGGGCCTCTCTTTCTTGCTCCATTTGTTGGAGCTTTTGGCCTTCTTTCTTTATTAGGACTTTATGGTGTTTCGTAGCAACACTTTCTAGGTCACCATAATTTTTTAATCTTTCAACTTCTGTTGTAACATCTTCAGGCTCAAATCCTTGATCAGTCAAAGCTTGTTTAATAACAGCTATTTGATTGTTCTCTTGAGTTAAGTCCATATCAGAGAAAGATTTGATTTGGTTAAATGCACCAAAGTAATCTTCAGGTTTTACACCTTTTACATATATGGCATCAAATGCTTTTTGATAATCTTCTCCAAACTGACCAATGAAGTTATCTACAATTTCAATAGCTCCTTTCTTCTTCTCTGCTTGGAACTTTTCCAAGAAAGCTTCAGGAGTATCTATTGTAACGTCTTCCTCATCTTCTTCTTTTGAGAATACACCTAGTTTGAAAAGATCTCTTGATAATGCAGTGAATTGACTCGTAGGAGCTTCTTCACCTTCTTCATTATCATCTTTACTATCTTCTTGATTATCAGCATTTTGTACAGCTTTCTTAGCTGGTGCAGCTGCTGATTCATCATTTGTTTCTTCCTCGCTTTCTTCATTATCCTCACCATATAAGAAACTTTGAATATCCTTTGTAGGATTTTCATCTTTCTTTTCAGGTTCTGGTTCTGAAGCAGCTGGTTGTTTAGAAGTAGTTTTCTTTGTTGGAGCAGGAGCAGGTGCAGGTTCATTATTAATGTCCTGAATATCATCAGGGCTAGAAGTTGCACTTTCAGGGGACAATAAGTCATTTAATAACTCTTGACTACCCATTCCCATGTCCATAGTATCTTGAATACTAAAGTTGCCCAGTTGGGGCATATCTAGATTTTCAGCCATATGTAGTTGTATTTATTTGGTTTTCAATGTAAAAGTATATCAAGTTAAATTAACAGCAAAGAGACAAGGCTCTATATAGATCATTATTCAATATAATATAGCATTAATGTTTTTTACTCTAATCTAATTTGTTAGTAAAATTGTCATTTATAAGTCTAAAGCTTCTGATTGGAGCCAAGTCAGTAAGGGTAACTTGTTGAACCTCAACTCCCCACTTCCTAGCTTCCACCCTAACCTTCTTTGTCAAAGTGTTGTCAAGTTCTGAATCTGTACATTCATCCATACTCATAGACATAATGACATTTTTGATGATGCTTTGAGACATATCTGACAGAGCATCCTGGGCATCAAATACCTCAAGAAGAAATATCTTGACATCAGCTATCTTATATTTAATGACTCCTTTCACTACAATGTTCTGCTTGTCTTTAGTATATAAAGATTGGGCATCTAAACTGAGAGTTGTGACAACCACATGTTGGTCAATCACTTCATCAAATAGAGGCATCTTGAAATGTATTCCAGGTTTGAGTACTCTTTTAAAGATACCAAACCTGAGTAATACTGCTTCTTCATAGTCTCTAATAATGATAGCTGGTGTGAGTTGTAACCACCAATTGGTGATTATCTCTATCAGTTTATCAAACATATTTATTTAGTTTTCTTAGCTCTGCCCTTGGCATTCTCCTTGGCCACAGCTAAATCATTTGCTTGGTTTTCTCTAGCTATCTTTAACTTCTCTCTTTCTATTTCTAGTTTTTGAGAAGCTAATTGATTTTTACTTTGTACATCCATCATCTTAGCCTGATAGTCTCTTTCAGCTTTTGATTGAGCTAGGGCTAGTTTATCTATTTCTAAAACATCAGGGGTACCACTTGCGTCAATATCTGATAAAGGACCTGCTTTAGATTCAGCTGCAATAAGAGCAATCTCTTTCTTGTTGATTCTATCAAGCTCTGCTTGGTAGTTTTCATTAGCTATTTTCTCTTCAGATTGTTGTTGAGCTAATTGAATTTGAGCTTGAGCTTGTTGTTGTTGTTGCTCAAGTTCTTGTTGTTTTTGTTGTAACTGAGCATTCTGTAAAGCTTCTTGTCTATCTTTCAACTTCTTAAAGACTTGCTT